AAACGGTGACCCCGTGTACGTGGCTGGACGCGTTTTTCCCGCTGTGCAGCTGCCTATCATACACGAGCGAGTCGTTGATCAAGGCGCGCGGGTACAACTACCCTACTGGCAGGTCCTTGAAGACCCCCGGTCTGGTGGTCAGCTTGTGGGAATAGCTGTCTCAGACAAGATGCCGATTGTCTCCGACGGTAAACATACCCCTAACGAGCATCGCTCAATCACCGGCCGGCAACTTTTGCCGAAACTCAACACCTGGACCGAAGCAACTTTCATAGACTTCCGGCGATTTGTGTTCGAGTATTTTGACGAATTGTTTCCCGGTTGGAGGCACTTTCATCCTGTGCGGCCCGCGCCTTATGAGTTGTGGAATGCTCGCTTTCCAAAAGCGACTCAAACCATCAATGACCAAGCGCGTCAGCGCAACGCCATCTACGGTTTTCAACCGCAGACCGCGTTAAAACACAGTGCCTTCGTTAAAGTGGAGAAGTTGGACAAAGCCTCCTACGACGGTCTTCTGACATATGAGCCTCGCAACATCCAAGCCTGCACCCCTGAATTCAATGTTTTGGTGGGTCCGTGGGTTTGGCGCATGTCTCAAATTATGAAGCGCGTGTGGGGGTGGAACCCCCTCTCCTCTCGCTGGCATTTTCTCCTCTACGCCCCTGGCCACGACAGTCTAGAAATGGGTAGTTGGATGACAGAATGCCTCGACACCACCATTGAGCCGACTTTTACTGAAAATGACTTTAACAAGTTTGACGGTTTGTTGGAAAAGAAACTCATGCAACTGGACTGTGATATCGATGAGAAGTTTGGCTGCCCACCTGATGTTCTGAAAGCCTTGCGCCTCAAGACCGAAGGGTGTTCCGGCTCAACCAAAACAGGAGTGCGCTATAGTGTTAACGGCACCCGCGGGTCGGGAGAACCTAAGACCACCCTCGGCAATACTCGTATAAACGCGCTTGCTCACGTGTACACCTTTTGCCGCCTACATCGCGTCACCCCCCGCCGCCTACTTGACTGGCCTCACGCTGGCGTTGGAGACGTCGAGGTCGTCCCCGTGAAGAGCGTGTTTCACGAAGCCCTCTTTATGAACGATGATTTTTACTTTCACCAACACTTTAGTGAGAGTCACTATGAACCACTTGTTTTGCCTGATCAAAAGACTATTAGCGCGCCCCTGTTTCACGGCACTTTCGCTGGGGATGACGGACTGTGCATAACGCCCGCAAAGCGAACGCCGACCTCTCATGGTTGGCAGCACGGAATGTCGGAACTAGGATTGAGTGCCGCCACCTCAGTCACAGATCGCCTACCGCTGGTGGAATTTTGCAGCGCCCTCTTCTGGCCCACGGGCCTAGAAGACGGTTGGGCTGACAAGTACCGCAACCTCATGTACCCCCCACGCTTTCAACTCGCACCAAAACCCGGCCGATTGTTCTCACGGCTTGGCTGGGCGGAGAAACCCGTCCAAGATGACATCGCATGGATCAGGGGTGTCGCACTAGGTCTTCGCAATGACACGATGCATGTACCTTTTGCCTTCAATCTCATCAGCAC